GTGGCACGTTAACTAATAGTGCGGCAACCGATGTTGGAACTACCGACATCCGAGTACTCGCTGACTTCACCGCCCAGAACGGTAACGGTGCCGCAGGTGCTGCGACAGTGACGGTCCTTTATCTCCAGGCCCGCGACCTAGTCTAATAGGAGGCTCACATGAGCTTCAGTAATATCCAGTCGGTCCAAAAGACCACGACTGCGACGGCGATCAACGGGCGCACGCGTCTTATCGGTTTGTACTTTACGCACACCGCGACGCCTGCAACGCTGACGCTACGCAGCGGCGGATCAGGAGGCACGGTCAAGTTGACCATGACCACACCTGCTTCTGCGGGATCTCAGGACTTGATCATCCCTGACATGGGCATCTTATTTGAAGACGGCGTTCATGTGACGTTCAGTTCCGCTGAGATTACTTCGGCAACCTTCTTGTTTGAAGGTGGAGCAGCAGCGTAATGGCTAAGTCCAAGGGCATGGGCATTGCGACGTCGGTCAAGAGTGGAAACTTTAGGCCGACTAAGCAGGGTGCCGGGATGACGCAAAAGGGTGTTGAGGCTTACCGCAAGGCCAATCCTGGCAGTAAGCTTAAGACCGCCGTCACCTCGGACAACCCAGGCCCCAAGGACGCTGCACGCAGAAAGTCTTTTTGCGCTCGGTCGGCAGGTCAGATGAAGATGTACCCGGAAGCGGCCAAAGATCCCAACAGCCGCATCAGACAAGCTCGAAGACGATGGAAGTGTTAGATGGACACCGGTGTTATCGTTTGGAATCTGGTCACGTCTTTCTTTGTGGCTTTGGTAATGTTCATGATTAAAATGAACCACGACGAGCAGAAGCGCATTCAAATTCTGCTTAATAGAACGAGGGAGGAAATCGCTCGTGATCACATCACTCGTGCAGAGGTTCGTGCGGACCTTGAAAGAATTATGGAACGGTTTGATTCAGGCTTTGAACGGCTTGAAGCAAAGATTGATGCCCTCGCGGAAAAAGGAAGATAGCGATGGCCACTAAACCCGGTTTATACGCCAATATTTTGGCAAAACGCAAACGGATCGCGGCTGGATCAGGCGAGAAAATGCGCAAACCCGGCACCAAAGGAGCTCCTACGGCAAAAGCCTTTAAGGAGTCTGCAAAAACCGCAAAAGGAGTAAAGAAATCATGATGAAAGGTTATGAAAAAGGTGGCATGGCCGACAAGATGGGTCGCGCGCTCAAGCGCAAGACCAAAGATGCTGAGGGCCGTGCTATGAAAACCATGCCTGCCATGCCTATGGGCATGAAAAAAGGCGGCAAAGCAATGAAGAAGGGGAAGTAATCATGGCTGGACGTGGAATGGGTTGCGCAACGCGCGGCGGTGGTGCTGTAGAGAGCGGCCCCCGGAACAAAATGATCTCTAAAACCAGTGACAAGACCGGTCCCGTGATGATGAAAAACGGTGGCGCGGTCAATCAGCACAAGCGCATGGCCATGAAGGGCGTGAAGAAGATGCGCATGGGCGGAGCAGCTTGCGACTAAACGATGGCGACCTCCGGCACAGCGACATTCAACCTCCAGTTTGACGACATCATCGAAGAAGCCTTCGAGCGATGTGGTCTGGAGGTGCGCACAGGGTACGATATTCGCACGGCGAGTCGTTCCCTGAACTTGATGTTTGCCGAATGGGCCAACCGAGGGCTAAATCTTTGGACGATTGAGCAGCGACAGCAGGTTTTGGATCCAGGCGACCCGCAGTATTCACTGCCCAGCGATACGGTGGACGTTTTGTCTGCTGTTTTACGCACGGGATCTGGCACCAATCAGCAAGACATTACGCTCGATCGGATCAGCCAGAACGAGTACTTGCACCTGCCTAATAAACTGCAAACGGGAACTCCCGCGCAGTTTTATGTGCAGCGCACGGTGCCTGCTGAGCTTTTTATCTATCCAGCTCCTGACACGTCACAGGTCTACACCTTTAGATACTACGGCATCCGCCGTATACAGGATGTTGGCGCAGCAACCAACACAGCGGATATCTCTTTCCGCTTCCTGCCTGCCCTCATTGCGGGGCTTGCCTACTACATCGCGATTAAGCGTGCGCCCGAGCGCATCGGCACGCTGAAGAATTTCTACGAAGAGGAGTTCTTCCGCGCTGCTGCTGAAGACCGTGATCGAGCTAGTGTCTTTTTGACGCCGGATGTACAGAGTTACTGATCATGGGCGGCTATGCCTCTGGCAAATACTCCCTAGCGCTGTGTGACCGATGTGGCCAGCGCTACCAGTACCTTGTGCTTCGCAAGGAGTGGACGGGATTTAAGGTTTGCCCTGAGTGCTACGAGCCCAAGCATCCACAGCTCGAGCCTATTCGTACGGTAGGTGATGCGGTTGCCATCTATGAACCGAGACCCGATATCATTGAACCTGTAACGGTCTATGTGGGAGCTCCAGGCAATTCGTTTTTTGCCTCGGTCGGCATGGTGCCAGAAACGCCTGCACAGGCTATCATGCTGGATGTTGAATTAGGCAATGTTACGGTGAGCCTGTCATGACCTATTCCGAGCTTGTAACCCAGATCCAGAATTACATGGAGACGACGTTTACTACGGCGATCGTCAACAATTTCATCAAGCAAGCTGAGCAGCGCATTTATAACAGCGTCCAGATTCCTTCGCTGCGCCGCAACGTTACCGGGACAACCACGTCTAATAACAAGTATCTTCAGTGCCCGTCTGATTTCTTGTCGGTTTACAGTATGGCGGCTGTTAAAGCCAACGGCGAGTATGAGTACCTGCTCAATAAGGATGTCAACTACATTCGACAGGTTTACCCGTCCCCCTCTACAACGGGGTTGCCTAAGTACTACGGTATTTTTGGCCCTGACTATAGCCTACCCAGAGAGCTGACTTTTATATTGGGTCCGACGCCCGATGCGGCCTACACCATTGAGCTTCATTATTTTTACTACCCTGAATCGATCGTGACCGCAGGACAGTCCTGGCTCGGCGATAACTTTGATTCGGTGCTGCTTTACGGTTCGCTCCGTGAGGCATATCTCTTGAATAAGGGCGAACAAGACCTTGTGGCCAACGTTGAGGCGAAATACGCTGAGGCAATGGCGCTGCTTAAACAACTCGGCGATGGCAAGGAGCGCCAGGATGCTTATCGTTCTGGCCAAGCCCGAGTACCGGTGACAAGCTGATGGCAATCGTACAGACCCCCTGCACAAGCTTTAAGCAAGAACTTGCTCAAGGCGTGCATAACTTTTCCGCCGTGGGCGGTGATGCGTTCAAGCTTGCGCTTTACACCAGCGCCGCCACACTCGGGGCTACAACTACTGTCTACACCTCCGCAGGCGAGGCAAGTGGCACGGGTTATTCGGCAGGAGGCATTGCGCTCACAAACGTGGGCGTGGCCACCAGCGGTGTTATTGCTTATTTGAGTTTTGTTTCACCAGCAGTTTTTACGGGCGTCACGTTGACTTGCCGTGGGGCGTTGATTTACAACAGCAGTAAGTCGAATAAAGCTGTTTGCGTTTTGGATTTTGGCGATGACATATCCGCTCTTGGCCAAAACCTAAACGTTACATTTCCCCCTGTAAACTTGACTTCAGCAATCATTCGGATTAATTAGGAGTTCATCATGAAAGATCTCGCACGTAAAGCGGATCGTTTTGAAGCGACGGTTGTGAACGACGCTTCAGCGTCGGGTAGTGTATCGGTCGGTGGTGTGTTCACCGTTGAATGCTACGACGCAGCCGGTCAATTGAAATGGAAAGACGAGTTCCACAACCTTGTGGTTAATCAAGGTTTGAAGGACATGAACGATAAGTATTTCACGGGGTCGGGATACACGGCTGCGTGGTACATCGGGTTAATTAATAACAGTCCTTCTCCCACGCTTGCTGCTGGCGATACGGCCTCATCGCATGCCGGATGGGCAGAGTTCACGGGTTATTCGCAAGCCAATCGCCCCACGTTGTCGTTCAGTGCTTCCACGACGGCAGATCCTTCGGTGATTTCTACGGCTTCTGCGGCTGCGTTC